TATACAGATGGAACTATGTATATTGGTTCTAAGGTAGCTATGTCTGAGAGACGTGTTAAGCCACTTGTAGGACAAAGAAAGAATGCAGTAAGGAAAAAGGTAGTTGAGAGCAAATGGCAATCATATGTAGGCTCTAGTAAGCTTGTAGAAGGTTTAGTAATTAAAGAGAAAATGATACTAGACTTTGTATCTACTAGACGTAGCTTGACTTATCTTGAAGCTAAGTATTTATTTTGTGTTGGAGCTATTGAAAGTAATTTATATCGTAATGAGAATATTTTAGGTAGCTTCTTTAAAAATGCAACAGAAGGATTTATGAATGTTTAGTATAGAACAGATATATCGTTGCAGTAGAGTTGATTACTGTAGGTTGAGTGGTATAACACCAGTAGATATGATTACGAGTCTATCTGCTGAAGTTAGTATGCTAGAAAGGTCATTGGAATTATATCGTAATGAATACAGAGATGGTGGTAGTATTACTTTAGATAGCCAAAAAGAAAGAGCTAGTATTATCTATGCTATCCAAGATAAGATGGATAAGAAGAGACATAAAATTAAGGATATTTGTAAAGAGTTTTTTCTAAAGGAGTAGTTATGAATTATGATAGTTATAAAGCTATCTGTAAAGAAAAAGGAATAGTAAATCCATATAAGACTGAAGATGATTTTAATAGAGCTTATGGAATAGTAGTCAATAAAGATAAGCTAGAGATTAAGCCTAAGCATAAGCCATCACTAGAGCTCAGTAAACCACTACCAAAACAAAAGGTAGTAAAGCTTCATAAGATGACTAGAGTTGCTAAGACTCAAAAGGAAAGAGTATATAAAGGCGTTAGTCTTAAAGATATGACTCCTGAAGAGAAGCGTATCCATAAGAATAAGATTAAGAAAGCTTCAGTAGATAGACGTAAAGCCAATGGTACATTAAAAGAGATGACTCCTGAAGAAAGAGCTATCTATAATGAGAAACGTAAAGAATATTATAGAGCCAATAAAGAGAAGTGTTTAGCTATAGCTATTAGATATAGAGCTAATATGAGTGAAGAACAAAGACAGCGTATTAGAGATAAGCAGATTGAGTGGAACAATGCTCATAAAGAACGTAGAAACGAATTGGCTAAGTTATCCAAACAAAGAGCAAAACAAAGGAGATTAGATGCTAGTAACAACACAACAACTTAAGAAAGCTGGAGCTTCATTTGGAGCATCATACTTATCTAAGCTAACTGGCACTGAGTCTTACGCTGTACATAATGGAACTTTGAATAGTCTATACTGTACTGATAAGATTGAGAGAGCAATAAGTCTTAAAAGAGATTTTGTAATGAAATACTTTGATGAACGTAAAAAGAACTATGCTAAGTGTTTTAGTACAACACAATCCATATTGGATGCTATCTGTAAAATAAAGGAGAGTAAATGAGTAAGCAAGAATATATACGTATACTTATATTGCTATCGCAAATGGAAGGCTTTATGCTAGGAAAACAAATATTGCCTGAATATATACATTTAGAACTAGATAAAGTAGTTGACTTATTAGCTCAATATATTAGAGGAGAAGATAATGAATGAAGCTACTAAAGCAGAAGCTATTGTAGCTTACCTAGAGTATGAGCTAAATACTAGAACTATGGGTGAGTTTATGCAGATGGTACGTAAAGATGATTTGCAAAAGATTTTAGAACTAGCTATGCCATACTTTGCCAAAGGTAATCAGTTAGCACTATTGGATGTTATTGGAAAGAAAGCTATTCCAGTAAGAGAAGAGCTCGAAAGACCAGAGATGGTTGATAAAGATATTATTGAGGAGTTTCAAGGTGAGTAAGTCAAATAGCGAGATTGTGATAGATTTTTATTCACAAGATGTACTAGATGCTTATGAAAGTAGTGCAGTATATAAAAAGCAGATTGGTGGTAGTCACTACCTAAACAAGATACAACCTTGGGATATTATTGACTCTTGGGAATTGAACTTCTATGAAGGAAATATATTAAAGTATCTACTAAGAGATAAGTCTAATAGAGTTGAGGATTTACAGAAACTAATCCACTATGCAGAAAAACTAATTGAATTGGAGTCAAAATGAGAGAGAAACAAAAGCAAAGAACAGATACAAGAGAAACACTAAATGGTACTATTGTAAATAGTGTAGCACTAAACAAGAAAGGTATTCCACAGTTAAATGATAGAATGGGTTTTCTTACTATTGGACGTAGTGGTAGCGTAAAGGATAGAACCAAATGAGTAAAAAAATTATACTTCATCTATGTGCTGACTTGGGAAGTGATAGTAGATACTATCAATTAGATGATGAGTATGAAGTTATTAAAATAGGTCAATCTATTGGTGTTCAGAACTATCATCCTCCAGCTAATGTTTATGGAATTATTGCAAACCCTCCTTGTACAGAATTTAGCACTGCTAAGTGTTTTACTCATGTTGGAGACCTTGATAAAGGCATGGAGCTTGTAAACTATTGTCTTAGAATAATAGAAGAAGCTAAGCCAATGTGGTATGTTATGAGAATCCAGCAAAGGGCAGATTAAAACAGTTTTTAGGAAAACCAAAGGCAGTATATCAACCTTGGCAATATGGAAGTAGTTGGACAAAACAAACTGCACTATGGGGCAACTTCAATATGCCAAAGCCTTTATATGATAAATGGGAGGATGTTCCAAATAAGATTAAATTGTGGAAACGTAAAGGAAAGAAGATAGCAGGACTTGTTTATCTTCACAAGTCAGCTATTGACTTAATACCAGAGTTTGAGTTTGCGAGAGACTATATTAAATGTGATGCTGATATACGCTCAATGTGTAGCCAAGGTTTTGCAAAAGCATTTTATGAGGAGAATAAATGAGTGAAGAGAAACTTAGAGTAGCAAGTATATTGCTATTCGTTAAAGCATTTATTATGGAGCTAGACGATAAACAGATTAGATGTAAACCAGTTCAGAAGATACTGAAACAAATTAATAAGTTTATTCGTACTGTAAACACTAAAGAAGATAAAGCATTACTAAGTAAAGTATCTAATGGTTCTTGGGATTATGCTTGTGATACTGGTGATATGATAGATGTATATGTATCAGCAGTTGTAAGCTACCTTATACACTCTAAATATGAGAGCTTGATAGTTGAGATGTCTGGACTTAGTTTAAAGGCTGTAGATACCTTATTTGAAATGTCACGTAGTTCTATTCCTATTAGGCATAGAATATCAAATAGGAACTTAGCTAATACGTGTATCCAATCAATCAACAGAAGTGTATATCTTAATACCTAAAACACGTCAGCATAGTTAGTTGAGCTATTATAAAGACCAAACATAGATAACATATCATCTAGGTCTTTAGCTAGTCTCTCTTCCTCTAGCTGTTTATCAGCATACTCTTCATCAAAGTTTTCTTTTTCAATCATAAACTTACAAAGTATTTCAAGTGAGTCTAATCTGTCATCATGTTTTAAACATCCTGATAGACGAGATATATGTGATAGCTGATATGTAAAGCTATTCATCACACTCTCACAGCTAGACTCATCATCAAATACTTTCTTATCTATGATTAGCTTATGCTGATTCATTAATGGCTCAAGAGTAGTTATAATCCTAATCTCTTTTTGAACCTTAGCTCTTACCTCTTCTATTAGAGTATCAGGAGAGAACTTCATCAGTATTGGTTCTAACATTTTAGCAATAGCACCATCACCAAAGTTACTCTCAATAACTAGGTAGTCTATCTTATAGTCACTACACATTTGAGCTATAGCTCTTAGAGTATCGTATTCATATCCACCTTGTAGACCAGTTATCTTCTTGATGTATATCTTTCCAGCTACACTAAATCCTACTGATATACCATGCTCATCTGTACCTCTACCACTAGGGTCTAATGACATAACTCTATAGTTGTATTGCATCCTGGCATCTGATACAAACGATGGAGCATATAGTCTATCTTGCTTGAAACCATTATGTCTTACATTAACAATGTTCTCTCTCATAGATGATGGAGATACTTTAGTTGGAGTATCATCTACATCTACGTCCATTACAATAAGGTCTGATAGTTTTAATGGATGCTTTAAGTCATCTGCTTCTGTAACGTCTAGCATATATTGTAGCTTATACTGTGACTTACCAATACGTTGTAGCTTTGATTGTAGTATGTCTATAGTGAAGCGGTCATCTACATTTGAACCAATAAGAGTAGGGTCTTCTTTTAGTTTATCTACTATATATGTAGCTAGTCCATTACCATAAGTAGACATATCACTAGGATATTCAGCTGGGATAATAAGTGGTTTAAATCCTCTATTTTGTATCCATTCTGTATAGATAGAATCAATACTGTGGGGAGTACACAAACATATAGACTCATCTCTACCAGTCATAAGTAAGTTAGCTGCTTCAGAAGCGTAATGGTCTAGCTTCTCACGCTGTACGATACTACTAGCATTTTGAGCAGTCTCAATATCATCATATACTACTAGGGTTGCCCTCATACCAGTAATCTGATTACCAGCTCCTACTGCATACATACTTGGACTATCACTTGGTTCTGCACCAGCTATATCAAACGCTTGACTAGATGTTCTCTCTTTGTTATGTCTAGGTTGCATACCATTACAGATAGGAAGTAGGTGTAGTAGCTTCTGAACAAACTGTGTAAAGCTTACAGCACGAGTAGCACCAGCCGACATAACAAGTATCTTCTCGTTAGGGTCATTAAGAAGTCTCCATACTACGTATAGTTGTGAATGAAGAGATTTACTCAAACCACGTAGACACATGATAATACGATGTGGATTGTCTCTATCAGATACAAAGTCTGCTATCTCTATCTGCGCTCTACTAGGTGCTGGTAACTTTAGGTATGCAAAAGCATAGTGAGTGAAACAAAAGAAGCTATCATACAAGTCTTCATCATCATAATACTTATCATCATTGATAACACTTCCCCATCCTAAGTGTTCTATCCTATCAATATAATATTGCTTATCGTATTTATTCATTTAGCTTCTCTTCGTTTCTTAGCATCTTCTAGTTTCTTCTTACGTACTTCTATTGGGTCATCATCTTTACTCTTAGCAGTCTCTACTAGGTTATTAGACTTTATATAGTTAATAGCATTACCAAGCTCAGGAAGTCTATTTGTTTCATCAGACTCCATCCATTCTATCATCTTGTCTAAAACCATCATATCCAGCTTGGCTAGTTTATCTATTTTAGTCATCAGTTCCTCCACCCATTATATCAGTAATGCTACTCATTTGTTTCACTGTCTCATCATGCAACATCTTTGGAGCTACAGTAACAACTGGGTCTGTAGCCATACCTATAAACGCAGTAGGAGCTGCTAATGGAATATTTTGTAGTGCAGCCATTAATTTCTCTTGTTCAGTACGTTCTTTTCCTTTAACTACATCTTTAAGTTCTTGTGCAGCGTACATAGTTCCTAGCCACATCGCTAAGTCTAAGTATTGGGTTGGTTCTCCTCTACTCATTCCCTTAACTAAAGATGTTCCGTAAGTGCTGTATGAGTTAAATGCAAAACTCATAAGATTACCAAGTGCTAATCCAAGTGAAGACTCGTGAAAGAATACTGGAGTTGTTCCAAGCATAGGTGTCATCATCTGAGACTGACCCATATTAAACACTACATTCCCTAGCTCTTCATAAAGTGCCTTGTCATTAGTTAGAGCTTGTAGTGAACTTGCGCTTAAATGTCCTTGCTCGTTAAGTGTAAGATTTTGTTTTGCTTTACGCATAATATCATCTGTAATACCGTATGCTTCCATTTCTGTCTTACTTAGCTTTTTCGTTCCATGAGCAACCTTAACAAGTAAATCAGCATTTAGAAGTGCATTCATTCTTTGACCCCAGTCAGTTAGTGGTGCTACTCCATAAGCAATCATAGCAAAGTCTTTAGCTCTTGCACTCTTAGCTGCAAATGATGCAGATAATCCTTGAGCTTCACCTTCAGTGATATGAGCCATATCGTCAAACAGTCTACTGTGAAGCTTATTAGCCATCATAGTCTGTCCTTGCCCTACCCAGTCCATTAAGAACTGCATATAAGCATCATCACTACCTCTTCCTCTAACTGCATTAGCGAACTCAGTAGATGCAGTTTTAAAGCTATTCCAATTCTTCATTGAGCGTATAGCAGTAGAACCAGCTTCTTTTATTTGCATAATAGCTGAAGTACTCATAAGTACAGCTGGAGCCAGATTGCTAAATCCTCTAACCATATTAGCCAATGTAGATGAAGTATCGTAGTTAGCTCTTCCTATTAGATTATTTACAGCTATTCCACCAATACGTTGCATATCAGCAGTATCATTTCCAAGTACAGCTAAAGCTTCTGTATAAGAACTGTATCCCTTTCTAGCTAATGCTATATGTCCTTCCATTGCATTAGTATATCCATTAACCAATGTCTCTACATCTCTTTCAAATAGATGGTCTAATCGTATTAGCGTATCTTCTCCATCTATATTAATCATAAAGTCTAAGAACACTGTCTTGTCAAACTCTCGTCTATGTTTTGCATTTGATACAGTATCTCCCAATATATCTGCAATATTTCCTCTGATATTAGAAGCATTTGCATTTACTATGTCAGCCATGATTTCATCACCAATACGACCTAAGTCTGGAGCTTTATACCCTTTGGTTCCAGCGTGTTTAGCTTCATACATCTTCATAAACTGTTCTCTAAATTTATTATATGTTTTTCCGCCAGAAGCAATAACACCATCACCAGCTTTAATCAGTCTAGCTATTGAGTCATATTTGGTTACTTGAGGTATATAGTTCTCAACTATATTTTTCTCAGTAAATCCTTTAACCCCATATTGCACTGCTCTTTTTTGAATGTCATCCAATATTCGTCTAGTTGTTTCTGCTACAGCTTTAACTTCTGGAGCTACAATAGCATCAGGATTTTCTAGTGCATGAGATACCATAGTATTGAAAGTACGTTTTACTTCTCCATCTGCATCAATTTTTCCAAGCAATGTATTAGCACTCTTTTTGGTTCTTGCAGCAAATGCACCAAATGAAGCATTATATGAAGCATAGAATGCAGTAGCGTGTTTCTCAAGCACATTCTTCTTCATAACCTCAGCTGCAATATTAGCTGTATTATCTGGGTCGTAAAACAAGTCTTTAGCTAATTGCTTTGTAGCATCTACTCCTCTATATACTAACGTCTTAAATGGAACTCCCATTGCAATAAGACTTGCATTGTGTAAAGCATACGCCTTACCAACATACTCACCAGCTGGAGTCTTAGCTAGTTCTGCATTAGTCACAGTATCAACTATACCTTTAAATGAGCTAGATATTGCTCTTCCAATGTTGCCAGATTTTGATATAGCTTTTAGTCCAGCTCCACCAATCATATATAATAAAACTGCTCCAATGGCTAATTCTGGAATACTACTAATAAAACTTCCTCCACCACTTGATTGATTACCAGCTCCACCATCATCAGCCATCGCAGACGAAGATGCAATCAAAGAAGCTCCGACAACAGTCTTAATTGGATTTTGCTTAGCAAATGCTTTAAATTTACCAGCTTTATTTTTAACTCCAGCTACAATACCATCCTTTGTTACTTTAATAGCTAGAGATATACCATTGTTTGCAACAAGAGCTTCATCAACTAAAGCTTTTACTTCTGCTTCATCTACATTTTTAGTTATGCTTTCAACTGCATCATCAATATAAGTTGAAACTTTTTCTATTGTTCTAGCTGTATCTCCACTGAATACAGATGGAAATATATTCTTTAACTTTGTAACAACTTTTGCTTTAGATGCAAGTGAAGTAGCTTTTTTCATGCCTACTTTAAGTGTAGTTAATTGAGCCAAATCATCGGTAGCTTTAGCTAAATCATCTAGTGCTTTTGATTTTGCTTTAGCTCCAAGCCCTATATTATTTGAACGCTTAGTTAGAGAGTCTACTTTTTTTGTTAGTTCATTTATAGTGTTATCTAGCTTTGTAATTGTTCCTTCAAACAACCCACTCTTAGCTCCAGTAACAATTCCATCTATATTTGTAGATATAGTATGCTCAACTGCTGGTGCTGGTAGTAGTAGTTGCTTAGATGGAGAAGGAAGCAATCTTGTCTTGTCTAAATTGTCTAATACTTCTTTGGCTTTAAATGCACTAATAGTATCGGCTAGTGAATGCTCAGCACTATTAGCTATCTTGTTTAATTGCCATCTATTAAATCCAGCATTAACTAGAAAACTAATGGCTCCATCTGTTTCAGTAAAATCTTCGTGTATATTAGCTTGTATTACTGGGATAGCTGTAGCCGTAGATAGGTTTGCTATCTGTGCAATAGTTCTTTGTGAAGCTAGTATCTTCTCTGCTGCTAATGCAGATGTAAGTCCTTCTACTTTAGTTAGTGTTCTGGCAATAGAAGCACTAGCTCCAAATGGCAAAGCAATAGCTACTGCTGTATCTAGTCCAGTTAATGCTGCACCAATAATAGCTGTAGTTTGCATACCTGAGCCAAGTGTATTATTGATATGCTCTTGCTGTGCAGTATCATCTTTAATCTTATTACTAAGCCAAGCAAACTCTTCATAGCTTGTTGTCTTTGAAATATCTTTTGCTTTTGTTATTGGAAGTCCAGCAGACTCTAATAGCGATTTAACATTATTATAATCAGATACAGTATTAATCCAATCATCATCCTTCTTATACTCTGGAACTTCTTTTTTGTTGTACAGTGCAGTAAAATCATTGTGCTTTGAAAATACATCTACAAATGAACCAAAAGACTCTCCAAAACTTGCCTCACTTAAAGCTGTTTCACTTTTAATAGATTGGTCTCTTACGCTTTTGTCTACAGCTGATTGTTGTTCTGGTGTTAATACTCTTTGAGATGCAACCCAATCGTCTTCCATAGTCTGTTCGACTTTAGTATTCCACATATCTACATTTGCATTTTCACGCTCAGATATATCTAGTGATGTTGTAGGAAGTGCATACTTAACTGGTTGTTTACCAACTCCAGACCAGTCAATCATCTTAGGAGGAGTTTTATTTTGCATACCACTATAGTTTGGTTTTGTTTTTTCCACTATTTTCTCCTAGTTGGTGTTTTGTTAGTAGGTGTAGGATAGTATGGAGTTAAACCTTTTCTAGCTGTCTCCTCTGATTTTTGTGCTTGTATCTTTAGTTGCTCAGAACTATATGTTGGTTTGGCTGTTGACATTGAACCATCTCTATATGTTACATCTACTTTATTCTTAATATTGCCAACTGTTGCAACATCATACTTGGATGAAACTACAAGTGGTTTTCCACCAGTAGGATATATTGTTGGTGTTACAAATGTTTTTTCTCCACTTTGTTCTGGAGCTAGGAACATCATATACTTCTTTGTAGCATCATTCAATGGTATACCAGCTTTCTTATACGCACTAGCTCTAATAGCTTCAAAACCTTCGTCATTAATTCCTTGAGGTACATATTGTGCTACTCCATTAAACTCAGACTTTCTATATAGGTTTTCAGCAATCCATTCTGTTGCTTCTTTTCCTGAACCAAACTTAATGCCAGCATCAGCAGACTTAACAGCATAATACTTCTTTTGACTATTTGTAAGACTAACTGCAAATCCAAGGTTTTTGTAATAGTCTGTATCAGCCATAGTAATTTGGCTAATATGATAAGCATTTGTTTTTATATTAACATCTTTATCTTCTGCTCCAGCCTTATTTAACCCATGTATATATGAAGTCAATCTTGACTCAACCTCAGCTGGCTTAAGTCCTTGAGATGAAAGTTCTTTACGCTTAGCATCAATCTGCATTGACTTAGTTTCAAGTATCTTTTGTCTATAATTTAATTCTACTGTACTTGCATATCCTTGTCCAGATAGATTTCCAACATTAAGCTTTACACGTTCAAGCATAATAGCAGATTCCATCTCTTTACTACTAACAGCTTGTACTGAACCAGATGATATGTTGGCTGCTCTAGCTGTAGCTTCAAGAGTAATACCTAACACATAGCTCTCCCTAAGAGCATTATCATATATAGCTGGTAGAGCTTGATTGTTAGATAGCATAGCACTATTTACTTTAGCATTAAGTTCTCCACCATATTGTGTTACAGCTCGTTTAATGTCACTAGCTGGTATTCCATTATGTCCATACTCCATAGCCATTCTAATAGAAGTAGCATCACTATTGCTCATAAAATAATTCATTGTTGCTCTAGCATCAGTGGATTTAGTATCTTGTATGTTTAGCTTTTGCTTCAAAACATTTCTCTGATTAACCCTTCCTTCGTCAAGGCTTGCATCTGGTATAGCCATAAATTCATTAAATGCTTTATTGTTCTTTACATCAACTGTACCAACTCCAGTTCCAAGAGCATCAATTACAGAACCAACCTCACTAGCCAAAGCATCAAATCTTGGGTGTCTAAATGTGCCATCAACTTTCATTAATTGTTGTCTCACATTTCCAATAAGACCAGATACCTTAGCCATCTCTTCTGTAGTTGCATACTTACTTGTTGTAGCAACTTGTCCAGTCTCTTGGTCTATAAAATATCTTCCACCATATACATTTTCAACCATACTACTTTCAGCTTGGTAATCATAATTCATATTACCATTTTCATCTTTTTTAAATAGCTTATAATAATCAGCAGTCTGAGACATATTTTTAGATACTTCACCAACTATCTTACTATGGTTAGTATCAAATGCTTTTCCAGACATTACCATCTTGTCTATGTTTAGATTATCATTGATACTCTCTCTTTCAATCAACAAACTATCTGTAACAGCCATTCCTATAGTAGCAGATGACTCATTGCTTGTAATATCATCAGTCATCTTATTTTCTTTTGAAGCAGTAAGATAAGCATCTTTAAGTAGTGGAGACCAAGTAGATTGTACTGTCGCAGAATAATCAATAGCTAGTCCATGATAAGCATCATAAGCAGCCTTATGTCCAGAGAAGTCATCAGCTTTAGCTACAATACCAGTAGTAATAGCATTCATATCAGCTTCTATTTGTTCCATACGTGTAGTATCATTTGCAGCTTTAGCTTCAACCATACTTGTTTTTAGAATGGTTAGCTTTTGACTAGCAACATTGCTATCTTCTTGATACTGTATCTTTGCAGCGTTTTCACCAATCTGATTATATGTACCCATAGTCTTTGTAGTAGATTCTAATAGTCCCATAATATCATTTGTTAAAGCTAATGACTTAGGAGCTTTAGAAGGCTGTATTTGTATGTTTTGTTTATTTAGAAATTGAGTAGCCATATATTATCCTTATATTGTCTTAGTTGTATTAGCACTTCCAGCACCACTAAATGCTTGTCCAAATTGCATACCAGTTTGAGCACCTTGTACTCCAGCAGTTAAGTTCTGAGTTCTCATAGCACTTGCACTTAATCCAGTAAATGATTGGCTAATAATACTATTACGATAATTAACTCTATCTTGTAACATCTGAGTAAGCATACTATTCTGTTGATTTCTAGCTTGTCTAACTACTTCTGCATCAGCTTCAATCTTATCTATATAGGCTTGCTTAGAAGCCATAGCTGTAGTTCCACCAGCTGTACCACTACCACTAGCAATAACATTAGCAGTAGCAATATTCTTAGCAGTATTCAAAGCATTGTCAGTAAGTATACCACCGAGCTCTTCATCTAACTGTTGTCTATTCTGTTCCATCAATCTAGTATTCATAATAAGGTTTTCACCTTCAGATGATACAGCATAGTTTAATCCACGTATACGTTCTTGTGATGCTGCTTTATTTGCCTTAGCACTTTGCATACCACCTAATACTGCTCCAGCTAATGCAAACCACATATAGACTCCTTAGTAGTGAGTTTTTTCAATAGATATACCACAACCACTTGGTGTCATAGTAGTAGATGATGCAGACTTTGCTTCAATATAAATAGTAGAACCAGCTGTTACTTGTACAAACATTGAATTAGCAATAGCAACTGGAGTAGCACCTTTGCCTTCAAACTGTGGAGGATTAGCCAATACAGATGAGCCATTTAGATTATAGTTGAATGTAACAAATACGCCATTACCAGCAGTCATAGCTCCAGCAAAGTGAATGTTGTATACACCAGCAGTTACAAATGTAGCAATACCAGTAGCCATATCTGCTGTGATATGTCCATTAGCTTTGTTTAGTGCTACTGAGTCTGTCATCTTTACTTTAGCGTATGTAGTAATCAATGAAGCTGCAACTGGAGTCACTGTAGTAGTGTAAATCATACCAGTATCAGCTGCTTCAATCTTTGCTAAATCTAAAGCAGTTACATCTGCTTCAATAGAATCTATATTAGCTTTTACTGCATTTCCAAATGAGTTAAGATTACCAGCCCATACTGATACGTTTTGTCCATCAGTAACATTTGTATAAGTTATTGCCATATTATTTCCTTTTTGAAATTATAACCACTTTAGGTGGCTTATTGACTTTTACTACATTAGATGTAACAGATGCAGTATTAACAGTACATCTATTACTTTTCATTCTTCATAGCTACTAATGCTTCTGTCTTTGATTTACTAGATACACTAGAACCAAAGAAGAAGTTAATGATTGTACTGATAATAGTACCAAGAATAAAACCTAATATAGTATCTGCAAACCGTACATTAGCTTCTGGGATACTACCAAATGTAATAGCTCCTACGTATATGATAGCTGCTAAGCTCCATACAGATGCAAAGATATATAAGAAACGCTTAGAGAAGTTATCCTCTTGTTTTAATGCTTCTTTCTGCATATCACGAGCATCAGCTACATCATTAAGATAAGCTTTCTCTCTATCAAAATCAAGTGTCTTTAATTGCAAGTCATACTCACGTAAAGCTTTCTCTTGCTCAGGAGTTAATGATTTAATAACCTCTGGTTTAGTCAAATCAATACCAAGCTTATCAGATATAACATCAATAGCTTTATCTCCACCTTTATCAATTAGTTTAGAGATTGCTCCCATTCCTTTTTCTGCTAACATTCCTACAATAGGAGCCAATAATAGTGGTAACATTATGCAACCTTTTCAAAAGTTTTATTTCCATCTCTGGATATGAAGAAACCACGATAGTCTCCAACAGCCATACTAACCTCTATATGCAACCAAGTCCCTTCGTGCAATACCTTACGTATGTCTGGTAATAATCCAGCGTTCTTAGCGTTCATTAAAGCATTAAATGCTTCTTTGATTGGCATATGGTTAGGAGTAATATCTACTGCTTCAAATCTAGTATGAGCTGAGTTTTTAGACTTAGAACCAATAGTGGTGTTTAGAAGCGCATTACGATACCCTGAGTTAATCTTTAATGGCTTATCGCCTAGTATATGCCTAATTGATTCCAAGAGCTTAGAGAGTCGTTTACCAGCCAATAAGAACTGTTTAGCATCTTCTCTATTCTTCTCTACTAATTCTGTATGTGAACTATTTGTTAACTCATCAAACGTAAAATATTGACTAAAACTTTCCATTATTGTCCTTGTGGTGTGTAATCAGAAGCTTTAATTGTCCATACCATTAGAGCGAAAATCATTCCTATTACTAGAACTCCAAGTGACTTAGCAATAAACACCATTCCCTTGTGTATGCTTTCGCCCTTCATAGCCATAGGCATAACTTCATCACATTTGGTCTTATGTTCTTCTGCAATCTCTTTGAACATATCTTTGGTTGCCCTCTTGTGTAGTGAAAGTGCATTGTCAGTATCATCAAGTCTCTTATGTAGACGATTAACGCTATCAGAGATTCTAGTATCCAAGTGTGTAAACTTCTCCATCAGAAGCTCTTGTGACTTCATAGCTTTCTCTATCTCTTTAATTGATATAGTCTGTTGAGTTAGTAGCGATTCAATAGATGATACCGCCCTAGACATTATAGCAATGCTTACAGCGTGTTCACTTATTGTATTTTCAATCTTCTCTAACTCACCCATACTTAAACCCCTAAATTTATTGCGATAATTATATCACACTATTGAAAGAAAACTAAACTATAGTTATCTTTATCAGTATCTTTAACCCAACCAAACTTATACCCTAGTATAGTAAACAAAAACAAGTTCTTATCATAGCAAGGTTTCTCCCATTGCATATACTTGAAGTTATACGCTGTATTCCTAAAGTTCCACTGCGTAGTAGCTCCGAAGTGAAAGTTACTCTCTCTAGCATCACCTAAGTCAAAGCTATTGCCATATTGCTTACGAGTAGCACCTTTGACTAACCAACCTAAGAAACCGCCCTCTTTAGTCAATCGTTCTACGTGACCAAAGTCAAAAGTATCATCATTACAATCATCATCAAGCCAGCCCCATATCAGCCAATAAACTAGCTTGTACTCCAACCAAGACACTCTACGGTAATAAATATATCCACCTTTACTACCGTGATACGGATTGATGTTATAGAACTTCTCATATTCATTAATACCACGCTCTAGCAGTCGTTGAAGATACACACCGTTTTGTAGC